GAGAAAGCCGCCGAGGCCGTGGTCGTAGGCGAATACGAGTCCGTAGACGGCTGCACCGAGTACGGCTCCTACCTCGTGGTGAACTCGCCCGGCAGGTACGCCGGCTTCACCTGTAAAGAGGTGTGAATGCTCTACAAAGCTAACAGCCTCCCCGATCGCCTCGCGCGGTTCTTCGAGGAGAACCCAGACGAGGAGCTGACCATCGAGATGGCCGTGGTCAAGTTCAACGCCGAGCGCGGGTCGATTCAAAGCGCACTGAACCGGCTGATGTCGGTCGGCATCCTCGAATCTGTGAGGGTGATACGCCTACCGGCCAAGGGCAGGGCTAGCCCAAAGGCTAACGAAGGCGTTGAGTCTGTTGGCCTACACGCTTATGACATCGGCCCCGAAAGGTAGAACGCGAATGGTTATCAAAACGAAGCGCAAACCAACCGGCGCCGCTGCGATGGGCGCAGGCCCTGGCAGGCCCAAGGGGAGCCAGAACAAGGTCACGACCGAGATCAAGGAAATGGTCGTCGAGGCGCTGTCCGAACTCGGCGGGGTGGCGTACCTGGTGGATCGCGGCAACGACCCGCGCACGGCGACGGCATTCCTCGGCCTGGTGGGCAAGGTGCTCCCGCTGCAGGTGACGGGGGCCGATGGTGCTCCGGTGCAGTTCGCGCAGATCGTGCGCGTAATCGTGGAGCCGGGGAAGTGAAGCCGCGCATCCGCCGCCTGGTGCATGGCCCGGTGCTGTTGTGGGAGTGCTCCTGCAAGCGCGCGGTCGGCTACGGGTACACGGTGGCCGAGGCTTACCGGAATTGGTATCGCCCGTCTGCGATCCTGCGTGGCTGAACTCCGCATAGAGACCGCCAAGGTCTTCCGTCCCCTTCTGGCTCCGGCCCGCTACAAGGGCGCCCACGGCGGCCGGGGCTCGGGCAAGTCCCACTTCTTCGGCGAGCTGTGGCTGGACGAGAGCATCGGCGAGAAGCTGGACTTCGTCTGCGTACGGGAGACGCTCAAGTCCCTGGAGTTCTCGGTCAAGAAGCTGCTCGAGAGCAAGATCGAGAAGTTCAACGCCGGCTCCTACTTCGACGTGCAGGACCGGCGCATCATGTCCCGGCTCGGTGGCGTGACGATCTTCGAGGGCATGCAGAACCACACGGCCGACTCGATCAAGTCGCTGGAGGGCTTCGACCGGGCGTGGTTCACCGAGGCCCAGCGGGCTGCAGACAAGTCCCTCACGCTCCTACGCCCGACCATCCGCAAGCCCGGGAGCCAGCTCTGGTTCGATTGGAACCCGGACCAGCCCACTGACCCGGTAGACGTGCTCCTGCGGGGCGAGAGCCCGCCGCCTGGCACGATCGTCGTCGAGGCGAACTACACCGATAACCCGTGGTTCCCGCCCGAACTGCAGGCCGAGATGGAGTACGACCGCGGCCGGGACGTGGACAAGTACAAGCATGTGTGGCTTGGCGGCTACCAGTCCAACAGCGAAGCGCGCGTCTTCAAGAATTGGCGCATTGCCGAGTTCGACATCGACCCCGCGTGGATCTTGCGGCAGGGCGCGGATTGGGGCTTCTCGGTCGATCCCTCGGTGCTTGTGCAGTGCGCCATCGTCGGCCGCACGCTCTACGTGATAAACGAAGCCTATCAAGTCGGGTGCGAGATAGACTTTCTCCCCGACCTGTTCCGCACCGTGCCCGAGGCCGAGCGCTGGCCCACGACGGCAGACTCAGCCCGCCCCGAGACCATCGCCTACATGAAGCGCCACGGGTTCCCGAAGATGGTCGCCGCGATCAAGGGAGCGCGCAGTCTCGAGGAGGGCGTGGAATTCCTCCAGACCTACGACATCGTTGTCCATCCTCGGTGCAAGCACGCGATCCAGGAGTTGACCGCGTACAGCTACGAGGTGGACGAGGATTCGGGGCAGGTGCTGCCCAAGCTCGCGGACAAGGACAACCACGTCATCGACGCACTGCGCTACGCCAACGAGGCGGCCAGGCGTGCGAAGCGGGACGACGGGTACGACTACAGCAAGAGCGCAGCAACGGGGAGGCGGGTATGAAGTGGGCACTCTTCCGCGAGCCGATCGTCGAGGTGGCGCCCCTGGATGATCTGCGGGATCACGTCCGCGGCCCCGACTGCTGGTGCGGGCCGACCGTCACGCTCGACGGCATCCTCCTGCACACCAGCATGGACGGACGCGAAGCCTACGAGCGAGGCGAGCGCAAGGCGAACTGACGGAATTTCACGCAGTGCATGAAATAGCGGCATACAACTAAAGCACGCCGCCCGATAGTCGCGCCCAAGGCAAGCGCGACCCCCGCGCAGGGGGCCGTACCGGGTGGCAGACGTACTCAAGGACGCGCAGGAGCTCTACGCCGAAAGCATGTCGGCGATGGCGGAGCAACGCCGCCAGGTCGAGGAAGACCTCCGCTTCTCCGATCCTTCCAAGCCCGAGCAGTGGGAAGAGGACATCCGGCAGCAGCGCATGTCCGACCCGGGCGGCGCGCGTCCCTGCTTGGTCATGGATCAAACCGGCCAGTACGTCTCGAACGTCGCCGGCCAGATCGAGAAGCAGCCCCCGAGCATCCACGCGATCCCGGTGGGTGGTGGTGCTGACAAAGAGGCCGCCGAGCAGATCGACGGGCGCTTCCGGCACATCGAGTACGCAAGCAAGGCGACGCAGCACTACCAGCGCGCCCTGACCGCCGCGGCCCGTGCGGGCGTGGGCTACATCACCGTCCGCCCCGAGTACGTGGACCGCGCGCTCAACTGGCAGGAACCCCGCATCGGCTCCGAGCCCGACCCGCTGAAGGTGGTGTTCGACCCCTGGTCCGTTGACACCGACGGCGGGGACGCGGACTTCGGCTTCATCCTCTCGACCATGTCTGTCGCCTCGTTCGAGCGGCGGTGGAAAGGCAAGAAGGTCCGCGACTTCGGCGATACCGGCAGCTCGAGCGATTCCCGCAAGTCGGTGCTGGTGGCCGAACAGTGGATGAAGGAGGAGCGGACGCGCGAGGTGATCGTGTTCCGCAACGAGGAAGGCGAGGAGGAGACGACCGACGTTTCCCCCGACGAGTTCCGCCTCCAGATCGAGCAGTCCGGCGCGTTGATCGAGTACGTGCGCACCTACAAGGACAAGGCCACGGTCGTCAACTGGCGGCAGATGTCGGGCGAGGACTTGCTCGAGGAGAGCGAGTATCCGGCTGAGTCCATCGGCATCGTCCCGGTCTACGGCTATGTGGCCTTTCTCGATGGCCGCATGAGGTACTGCGGCATCCCGCGGCGGGCCAGGGCGCCCCAGCAAGCCTACAACTACCACGTCTCGGAACAGCTCGCGTTCATCGGCACCGCGCCGAAGTCCCCCTGGCTGGCGAGCAAGCGGGCGACCAAGGGCGTCGAGGCTATCTGGGATCTCGCCTCGGTCAACAACCGCGCATGGCTGCCCTACGTCGACCAAGACGAGGACGGCCCGGTCAACCAGCCCACGCGGGTCAACACCGGCACCAACCTCGTCAACCACCAGGCCGGTGCCGAGCAGGCGCTGAAGGACATTCAGGCCGCCATCGGGCTGTACCAGGCCAACCTCGGCGCCCCGAGCAACGAGACCAGCGGTGTCGCAATCGAGGGCCGCAAGGAGCAGGGCGAGGCCAGCACCGCGCACTTCCCGAGCCACATGGCCGCGAGCCTTGGGCAAGTCGGGCAGATCGTCATGCAGATGGACGCGCGGCTCTCGGACACCCGCCGCAAGCAGCCCATCCTTGGCGTCGATGGCTCGGCGGGCTCGGTCACCGTGGACCCGGAGCAGAGCACGGCTTTCGAGCGCGGCCCCGATAACGTGTCTATCAACCCGACGAAAGGCACGTATGGCGTCCGGGTCGTGGTTGGAGCGAGTTACAGCACGCAGCGCAGCCAGACGAATGCTGCCTTCTCCGAGATCATGCGTGGCAACCCCGAGATTCAGCCGCTCGTGCTGCCGTTCTGGGCACAGACGCTGGACTTTCCTGGGAGTGACAAGTTCGCACAGGCCGCCGCCGCTATGGCGCCGGAGCCGGTAAAGGCGATCCTGCAGCCGGAGGACGGCAAGAAGAAGGCCGACCCCGCCGAACTCGCGCAGCAACTCGCTCAGTGCAAGGCAGCGCTCGAGG